ATTGCGTTTAAGTATTCTTCCTGTATCCGGCCGCCCATGTTCTTCAGGCCCTTTACGCCGATAATCCGGTTCGCCTGGTTTCCGGTTGCCTGGGGGAACGGGCGCGCGCCCCTACTAACAAAAGACCGCCCATTATTCGGGCGGCTGGAATTATGGCGGCGGTTTTGATTCTGCCCTGGTTTGTCCATGTCTTCAAGTCCTTTCGACAATAGATTCGGGCTTTTATCCGAACTATATATTAAATTTTCCATTGTGTCAATATGACGTCATGGAAAGCGCAATCGTGAATCACTTCCAGCGGGATTTCTTTTCCCCGACTTCGGCGACAATCCGCTGGCCGGATAAATGGGGCTTCAGGTAACGCAATCCATGAACCAGGACGTCGACAATATCGTCATGGGCCCCGTTCGGGAAGGCCCCGACTTCCTGAAGAAAATCGGCCAGCCAGGGCGCGACCAGCGGGACGAAGACCAGGCCCGCTTCCAGTATGCCGGTTACGGTATGGGCCCGCGTGACTTTGTCTTCGCCGGAATTGACCGTTATCGCTTTAATCGGGATACCGGCGTCCGCGCGGACTTGTTGAATCAATGATATACCGGACGCCTTATCTTCGACCAGGACGCGGTCGGGGTTCCATTTATGATAATACGCTTTACAGAAGCGAACCAGTTCGGGGAATTCGACCCGCTTCACGAATAGGTCAAGGATATAATAACGGGTTGGATTGAACGCTTCGCCCAGGGTCAAACATGCCGTCCGGTCGTTCCGTTGCGCTTCTTTGAAGGCCGTATCCCATATCTGAATCAGGCGCGAAAAATGAAGGTCGCCCTTTTCCGTCCTGGGAAGGTTCCGGTCTTCGTATGATTTGAACCACGCGGTCTTTATAATGCCGCCGCCTTCCGGCGTCGGTTTCCCGCGATACTGGGCCGACCACCAGAACGGGCCGGACGCGACCCGTTGCTTCTTCAGGGCCGGTTCGTCGTATCGTTCGGGACAAAGGGCTTCCCCAGGTTTCCGGCCTATCGGGTCGTTGTCTTCCGCCAGGGCCGGAAGGTTAATCACTTCCCAGTTATCCGGCGAAACATCCTTTTCGGGAATCGCCGCTTGTCCTTCGTCTTCCGGCGGGTTTCCTAAAAGACAACCGGCCAGGTCTTGTTCATGCCAGCGGGTCATAATGACGATAATCGACCCGCCTGGGGCCAGCCTGGTTCGGCATACCGACCGATACCAGTTCCAGTTCCGCTTCCGGTAAACGGCCGACAAAGCTTCGGCGTCGTTCTTCACGGGGTCGTCAATGATAATAAGGTCGAAGCCGCGTCCGGTAAAGGGGCCCCCGATACCGGCGACATACATTCCGCCGCCGTAACCGGAAAGCCGCCAGCGACCTTTCGCTTTCGTATCCTGGGTCAAACGAAGGCCCAGTTCTTCGGAATTTTCGGTTATGGTATCTTTGCACTTCCCGCCCCATTCCGACGCGTATCCCATTTCATACGAAGCGAAGCCGACCTTCTTCCAGGGGAACTTCTTCAGGAACCAAACGACAAGCCAGTGGGACATCAGTTCGGACTTGCCATGTTGCGGCGGAAGGTTGTAAATTTTGAAACACTGGCGTTCGGCAACCTGGGCGGCGTCGGCGGCCAGGAAATCGATATAATTCCAGCGTTGATAATGACCGGCGGACAAGTGGGCCCCCAGGGTCGCGGGCGTCCGCGTCCAGTTCGATTCGTCTTCGCGCTGGTTCGCGTCGGCGGCGACGGAAGCGTCCTTGAAAAAGTAAGGCGTTCGAGTTATCATAAAATCCCTTTACGTTTCGCAATATCCAGGGCCAGCCATACGTTCAACGAAACGTCCCCGTCCGGTACTTTGTCCCTTTTCTTTGAATTACATATCCGGCATAGCGTTTGAAGGTTCCAGGTTTCCGTCTTCCCGCCCCTGGCGACGGGGACGATATGGTCGACGGCCAGTTCCCCGAAGTCCGGTAATTCGATACCATGTCGATTCGTTTTAATCGGTTTGACGCCGCATTCCTGGCAAGTGAACCCGTCGCGAATAAAGACGATACGCTTCCAGCGCGGAACCGTCCACCAATAATTGAAATAAGCGTTCGCACAAGCGCGGGACTTATGTTCCAGCGGGTCGCCCTGGTTCAATATGACCGCCGGACAAAAGCGGCGGTGTGTCTTCGGAAGGGGCGTTCCGCACCAGTTACAGAACCCAGGCGGCGACAATTCTATATAGTCCGGCATTTTCGTATCATTCGGCCCTTTAATATACCGGCGTTTTTCAGCTTGAAGACGTTGCTTCTTTGCCTTTTCGTTTTCCCAGGGATATAACGGCGACGGGTCTTCGCCAATAATCAGGTTTTCAATGATGGTTCGAATATCCAGCCAGTAACGCATAAACCGCGGGGCCTTCGCGTCATGGAAACGTCTATGGGCCCAGGTGTGCATTTTATTAAGCCGTTTCGCGCTTCGGGATTTCATTTTCGCCGCCTTCCGAATTGCCGGTTGAAATCGCTTTCCCAGTACCGGCCGCGCTTCTTCGGTTCGGCCAGAAGGTTAAACACTTCCAGCGGGTCAAAGGAAGCGACCTTCGCCGCTTCGACTATGAGACAAGCCGGTTCGGTCGACCTCTGGACGGATACCACGGCCGCCAGCTTTTGAAGTTTTGCGGCGGTCAAGGTTGCCGCGGTCGGGCTGTCTATGATTAAGATTACGGTCGGACTGGTTCCAGTTCCTTCAGCGTTCATTTGTTTCCCCAGTTGACGGTTACTTCGACCAGGTCGTCGAAGGCCGCGGCGTCGTTTTCTACCTGGAACGCGGGAACCGGTATCGCTTCGAAGGATACGCCCATTCCGAAGGCGACGTTCTTTTCAGCGGCGGCTAGAACCCGTTCCGCTTGTTCCTGGGTCATAAAGAATCGAAATCTGGCGGGGTCGGGGCCGGTTACTTCCCGACATACTTCAACGACGGCGGGACGTCCGCCCGTCGTATCCTGGGGCTTCCTGGGGCCGCCAGGCGGAAGAAGGTCGGGTATAAGGTCAACCGGCGGGAATGTAATAACCGGCGGCGGGATTATGCCAGGACAATGAATATTAAAATCCGGCTTCTTCGGCGGGCATACCCGACAAACGCGATACGGCCGCTTTTTCCCCCGCGGTCGAATGACCTTGATATTCCCCTTCTTCAGCGGGCCGCCACACTTCTTACAGTTCGCCATGATTACCCGCTTTCCCCGTTCTTCCTGGAACCGAACCAGAAGCCGGTTATCGACGCGACCAGGGTTAAGAAGGCGATAACGATGTCCTTCGCCATAACCGCGTCGGCATACCGGAACGCCAGGACGACCAGGACGACGACCAGGGCCAGTATAACCAGAAAGGTTATAACAGGGCGGACAAGTCCGCGGACGGTTGCGACCAGCTTGTTTTCAGTCTCATTCGTTGTCATGTTCCCCCCTTCATTCGTTTTCTTATTCTACCTTTGCCGCCAGAAGCCCGTCAAACGAATCTGGATTACGAAGCGGCCGGTTTCCTGGTATTGACGGCCGCCGGTCGGGATGTCGACTTCTTCCAGTTCCTTAAAAACGTCCCGCGTTACTTCGACGATACGGAACCGTCGAAGGAACTGGCGAAGGTCTTTGATAAAAGTATTCTTCCGCTTCCATTCAGTCGTCATGGCTTGTCCCCCTTTATTACCGCGGCCAGCTTACCGGCGGGCGTGTAGTACGTCGCCAGTACCTTGTCCGCGCTCATTATGAATTCCGATTGCCGCTTCCGAACCAGTTCCGGCGGGTCGTTCGTGATGTTGTTCGCCGCCAGGAAGACGGCGAATATGTCCTTGACCAGCGGGGATAATACTTCGACGATAACTTCAGCCTTCGACGTCGCCAGGCCCCGCGCCAGGCGTTCGCCCCGTTGTATCGCTTCGGACATACGTACCATGTCCGAAAAGTCCATGTCAAGGACGGCCGGAAGTCCGGCTTTGACTTGTTCTTCCAGCTTCGTTTTGTGCTTCTGAATACCGGCCGCCAGAAGAAGCTTCAGGTCGCCGAACATTTGAACGTGTTCGATATTCATTCGGTCGACCTGGGCCTGGACTTCGACGAATTCCTGGGATTCATGGCGCGCGGCACGTTCAAGGATACGGGCTTGCCAGCCGTGGCCCCGCGGCGGCGGGGCGGAATATTCTTCCAGCCGCTTCAGGGATATTTCCACGCCAGCCGAACGAAGGACGGCCCATAATCTTTTCAGGGTACGGCCGACGCCCATTGATTCGTATATTATGTAATATAGTTCGGCCCTTTCCCGCGACCTTTGCGTATTCAGCGGAACGGTACGGGTCTTTTTATGTTTCCGCTTCGGTTTTTCAATCATTGATAAGCCTTTCCTGGACGGTCGACCGGACGTCCCAGTCGTTCAAGGGAAGAAGGTATTGTTCGCCGTACCCGCGATTGATAACGAACGCCTTCGCGTCGAAGTGTTTAATTGACGTTTCATATATCAGGTGTCCGGCCATATCGACGACGCGGAATGTATGGGCGTTCGGGCGAACCAGGCGGTCAAATGTATCTTTGTCATGGGCCCAACCTGGGGGACTATTCAGCCGATGTTCGTTCGGACGCCGGATAACCTTTGTAAAGTATCCCTTGTAAACTTCGCCGGTCGTCTTCCGGTCGACCTTAACGATTATTTTCTTTTCCTTTGGATTTGCCAGCTTCATTTTACCAGCCTTAAAAGGGCGTCGACGCTACCTTTGACACATTTCAGCCCTTCGATAATTTCCGGCGTTATGGTCTTCGCCGACGCCGGTTCGGACAACGGCCGCCAGTCGATAACGCGGGCCGCGCTTTTATGACTGGAAAGGCGTTCGACGCGCCCCATGATAAGAAGAACGTCGTATCCTTTCCAAAGGTCGTAAACTTCCCAGTTCAAAGCGAAGGAAGCCTTCTTCAGCATATCGAAGGCGCGCGACCAGGCGTCCAGTTCATTTTCCTTTAACCAGGCCAGAAGCCGGTCGGCGATTATACGCTTTTCGGTCGGTAACATTATTGACCTTCCTTTTCCCCTGGCGGCGGGGCCCCTTTCCCGTGACCGTGGTTCTTCCCGCCGATTGATACTCGTTTCCCTTCGATTATCGCCCGACAATGTTTACAGATTGAATGTCCTTTTTCAGCCGCCAGGTTGAAGAATCCGACCGCTTGTCCTTCCTGTATCATCCAGAAGATTTCCAGGTCTTCGGGGGCCTGGGCGACCCAGTCACAGGAACGAATCGGCCATCCGTAAGGTTGCCGGTAAACATGGACGCGGTTCCGCTTTTGTCCCAGGGGGCGCGCGATAATGTCGGGGCCTGGTTCATGCTTTCGTTTATTCATGGCGACTTCGATTTCTTCTGAAGGTTCCCTTTGCTGATATTCCCTTTTTCCGGCCGGTTTCGCGGACTTATCAATTCCGATTTGATTCTTTATATGGATTTCGTCGCCTGGTATTAACAGTTGCGGGGGCTTTACCAGTTCGCGTTTATCGTTCATTACTTCGATTGTAAGATTATCACTTTGCGGCTTCGATTCCGCGGCCTTTTCTTCCTGGCGTTTCCGCGCTTCGGAATTGACGCCGCCGCGGTTTTTTACCTGGGCCAGAAGGGAAATGTTATTGTCGCCGTGGTATCGTGTAACGTATCCCCGCGTTTTATCAAGCTGGACGATGGTATCCTTCTTCAAGTCTTCCATAGCTTGACCCAGGGGAACCCAGTCGTTCGAAGTGACCGGCCGTTCCTTATAGACAAGCCCGTCTTTTGCCAGGACAAGCCGGTCGAAGGTCTTTATGGCTTCAGCCGTCGCCCCGACGACCTTCGGGTAATTGTTCACGGGCCCGCGGGGTTCCCGCCAGGGGTCGCCGACCGCCCCGTTATGATGGTCAATGACCGCCAGGGTTCCGCGATTGACGGCGTTAATCACTTCCGCGGGCATGGGCGCGCAACCGTGGGCCCTTATCCGGCGGCCGACCAGGTTCCATATTGCGAAGTATAGTTCGATACAAATGAAATCACGGTCGGACTTATACGGTATCCGGTCGGTTGTAACCGGCCGCGGCGGGAAATGTCCGGTCGCCAGTTCCTTCGTCCAATAACCAGCGGCCCAGGCAAACAGGCGCGCATAAAACATATAGTCGTAATGCCGCCGCCCGAATTCCGACGCCAGTTCCGCCGCCCGCTTTCCCAGGACCATGTAATCAGGGTCGTTCATGCGGAAGACGGTATAATTCGATTCAGCATACCATGATAACCGGCCGACCGCGGTTCCTTTTGCCAGGCTTTCCAGGATAACATAATCGTCTTCTTCTTCGATATAATCGCCGATTACCAGGAAATGAAAAAGGTCGGTATGTGGAACGACCGCGTTTTCAGATAAGCGCGGCAAAAGACCGCTTCCCTGGACGCCGACCCCGTCGCCTGGAACGTATATTACACGCCCGAAGCGGTCACGATTGACCGTACATTTTAACGGGGCCAGTTGAATACCGGCTGGCGGGAATGGAACCGAACGAATCGGGGGCGCGAAATTTATATCAGTCATGTTTTTATCCCCCTTTCGTGGGCGGTTGCCGGAAGCCCTTCGGGACGATAATATCGACCTTCTTCAATGATTCCTTCGGGGCTTCGACCGTCTTCAAATGGGCCATGATAAAGCCGAAGTCGGTTATAAGTTGCCGATGTCGTTCACAAGCGTCCGGCCGCTTCGGGTCGGGCGCGAAGGGAACGCCGCAACCTGGAAAGGGACAAGCGGGAACCGGCGGCGTCTTTGCGGCGGCCGCCTGTTTCCTACGGGCCAGGAATCCGAAAAATTTGTTCTTCATATTATTTCCTTCCTTCCGGTTCAACCGGACAAAATTCACATCGAACGCGTTTCGGGTATCCGGCGGACGCTTTTCGTATGGCCATATGACCGCATGAAAGACGGTACGTATAAGACACGCCGTTCCTTCCGCCTGGCGCGTATCCTTCGCGTTTCAAAACTTTTCGCCAGGGCTTGACCCAATATGTCATTTGACCCCTTTCCCGTCCGGCGTAACCAATTTGAACCGGACGACATACAGGACTTCGTCGGAATTACGCCAGCGGTCGAAAAATGCCCGCGGCGTCATTCCCTGGATAAGAATTCCCCGTTCTTCCATGAACGCGAATCCTTCGTTTTCGAAATCCGCGTCCGGTATATTCTTCGTCGCTTCAGGATATGGTTCGCGGACTATCTGAAGGTCGCCGACCGGCTTTCCCTGAAAGCGCGGGTTCCGGTCGTATCCGGTATGAATGGAACCAGGCCGGAACCTGGCGGCGTATTCCTTATTCCAGTTCCGTCGCGTACAAGTCTTCCGGCCAGCTTTGAAGGCGGCGGTCGTCCAGGCAAATGATATTATCACATGGCCGCCTTTCCGCCATATTTCGCTTGATGTATTCTTCCGCCTTCGGCGATTCGGGATGCTTCTTCAACCGTGAACATACCGGCGTCCTTCGCCTTCTTCAATGTGAAGGTATGGCCGCGCTTGCCGCAAGGACATTCGAAGACGACCGCTTTTTCAATATCGGCTTCGGCCAGGATAACGGTCGAATGAAGGTCGGTCGCTTTTACAGTATGACCGGACGGACATTTGAATTCGGTTTTCATTTTAATAATATACTTCCTTTCGTGTCAATTTCGCCATATATAACGGGTGTTTCGGCTGGCCGCCCTTCGTGATTCCCAGGCAATAGATAGGCGACCCGACCAGGCGAAGAACTTCCGCCGCGCGGCTTTCCGCATACCGGCCGATATGTCCCCAGGCCGCCAGGACGACCGACGAACGCTTCTTCATTTCCAGAAGGGCCCAGTCGTTTCGGTTGTTCGGATATTTCATTCCTTCCAGAAGAAGCTTCGCGGGGTCGGGTGTGACAAGCCCGAAAAGGTTTCCGGCATAAAGGGCCCCCAGTTCCCATTCCTTCGCGAACCCTATCAAGCGGCGGATTGTCGGGTCGTCCTTTGTTTCGTTCGCGGTCGAAGGATTCAAGCCGATAAAAAGACGTAACTATCCCTTCATCTACAGTGAATCTATTTCCATGCCTCTGCGCGATTTTTGGGGTCAGCAAATAAATCCCAGAAGGCCTGTTGCGTGATTTTCTCGTACTCTGCATAGGCCGGTTGCCTGATTTTCTCGTACTCTGCATCGGCCTGTTGCGTGATTTTCTCGTACTCTGCATCGGCCTGTTGCGTGATTTTCTCGTACTCTGCATAGGCCGGTTGCCTGATTTTCTCGTACTCTGCATAGGCCTGTTGCGTAATTTTCTGGTACTCTGCATCGGCCTGTTGCGTGATTTTCTCGTACTCTGCATAGGCCTGTTGCGTGATTTTCTCGTACTCTGCATCGGCCTGTTGCGTGATTTTCTCGTACTCTGCATAGGCCGGTTGCGTGAGTAACCCTTCTGGTTGACCGAACCCCTGGAACTCCCCACGTTTGATAGCCTTAACAATTATAATGGGAAAGTTTTTAGGACTAGAGAAATCGGTACATTCCCAATTTTCACCCCGCCCTTCGCGGAGATTGAAAAATTCACGGATTGCGGAATGACCGATTAAATCGTCTCCTCCGTATTTCTTTTGCAGGAGTTTCCCCCTGGGTGTGTTGTGGATGAGGTCGTAGGTAAGGAAATAGTATTTGTCCTTATCGTTCTTGTCCTTTGTTTTCACTGCTGATAGAAATTCACACATTTTAGATTCTCCTTTTCAATTTACTGTATGTCATGGGATACTTGCCTAAAAAGAAGACCAGGCTTTGACTTATCCCATATCCGCCATAAGGCAAAGCGGAACTTCCGGCCTTCCTGGAACAAGGCCCCGCTGATTGATTCCCCGATGATAGAATCCATTATTGGCCCCGCTTTTCCGCGTCCATTTCCTTTCGACGCCTTTGACTGTATTCCTTCATTATTTCGGTATAAAGCTTCAACGAAGCCAGGAAGCACACGGCGGCCCCCAGGAAAAGGAACGCTGAAGCGATTGTTAATCCAATACAAAGGCCGGTCATTTCGGAACCTTCTTCCCAGTAACGGGGTCGCGCTTCCAGGGGAAGCCGCCCAGTATATCGCGCTTCCGGTGATACGGCGTCGCGCCTGGTTCCCCGCGGCATACCCGACACATCGGCTTTTCTTCAAGGGAATGGTCGACGTCGCGGCCGTTGACTTTTTCTACGCGGGGGATTTCGGCCCCGCATTCGCTACATACTGATAATTCCATTTATCCAGCCCCCCTTAATTGCTTTATTTTTTCCACCATTTTCAGTTTCAAGGCGTCGTATGTTATTTTCACTTTCCCGTCTAATAACCATTGAATATCTTCTTCGGAAGTCTCTTTTGTGATTCCGCTGATACTCAAAAAAGCTTCGGCGGATTCGTAGTTTCCCAGGTTAATCTTCATTGACAAAGATACAGAAGCGGATATTTCGTTTTCCATGATATTTCCTTCCCCGTCCTATTTCGGGACGTTTCCTTTCGTTATACCTTCCGGTCGCCCGATATAGCGGGCCAGGTCTTTTTTGATATAGTATGCGTTCCCCAGGCGGTCAAGTAAAGCGACCGCGTCCTGGGCGAACTTTTCCCAGTCGGTCGCCTTTGCTTCTTCACAATAATTCAGCGTTCCGACCTTGAAGGCGTCCGTAAATGGCGCGGCGTTTTCGATAAGTTCCAGCGTTTCCGCGGGAACCAGGACGGGTTCACATGATACGAATGTCGGAATTCCCTTCGCATGGGCCAGCTTCAGGGCTTCCAGGCGTTCGGATACCGGCGGGGCGTTTGGTTCCCATCGGGCTTTTGTAAACGGTTCGTGATATTGTCAAAGAAGTTCCGTATATATCAAGCGGCGTCAATATATCGAAATCCCTGGTCGACCGTTTTCCGCCCTTCGTCAATATGGCGACATATATCCCGTAGGAATGAAGGGCTTTGATTGCTTCCCTGGTCAAACAGTATTCAGCTTCCGCCGGTTGATACGGGTCGGTTATAAAGGATAAAAGAACATGTCTTCGTTCGCCCTTCTTCGCGTACCTGGCGGCCGACGCCTTCAGCCTTTCCAGGGCCCCCGTCTTCGGAACGCCGCGGCGGAAGAACTGGTCGGGCGTGGTATGGGTAACGTCGGCCCCATAGCAATACCGGCAAGCGTGTTCACATCCTTTGTATAAATTCGCCGCCAGTTCGAAGTATTCCCTGGCGCGCCCGTTCGTTTCGTATATCATATCTTCCCCCCCGCTTTTATTCCCTTTTTGACTTCTTCGAACCAGTATTCGAACCGCTGGAATCTGGCGTTACGGATGTCCGTCAATACTCCATACGGATATAATGTCAAGTCGGTTCCGGCGAACCAGAATAAAGACGGGTTCATACCCAGGTCGCGGAATTTTGATTCGAACTTCCCGCGGAATAAAAGGGCTTTTTTCGCGGCTGATAAAAAGTTCATTTCCGATAGTTCCTTTTCCCGCTTCGCCATATATTCAAGCGCGTCGTTCTGGTTATCTTCTTCCGCCTGGGCCTGGGCTTGCGCTTCCGCGGACGCCGCTTCAATCGCCTTCGCTTCTTCGCCAGCCGCAACGTCCGCCATATACGCGGCATATCCTTCGTCGTCGTGATATGTCATTAACGACCACCTTTCCCGACCGGCCAGCATTCAAGGTGATAATAATGGGGCTTCGCCGAAAACTTCGACGGCCCCGTCTTAACCATCCGGTCGCCGATTTCGATTATCTTCCCTTTCTTTTGACAGCTTCGGTTCGAACATTCATGTTCCGCCGTTGCCGTTGTTTGCATAGGATTTGACATTTTCTATTCCTTTCGGTTCCGACGGAACGGCCGCGTCGAATCGTTCAAGGATTAACGCGACCGCTTCGTCGACATTCTTTAATTTATGGGCTTTTTTTATTGCCAGAAGCCGGTATTTATTCCGGCCCGTTACATATACGGCTTCAAACATTCTTCCGACCCTTCCGGCGTTCCGCCTTGAAGGTCTTCTGAAGGTCGTCCTTCGGTCGAACCTTTTCGTATTCGGTAGCTTCGTCGACCAGGGCTTTGACGCCCAGTTTCGCCGCGGCCAGAAGGTCTTCGCGGGACATCGTGTCGACGATATGACCGGACGCCGACGACGCCATATCGTGAATCAGTCCCATTCGTTCAAGGTGTGCGGCGTGGGCCAGGCCGATTCCGACCGAATCATATTCATGTTCGGAAAGTTTAACCGGAAGGCCTTCGAACCGAATACGCATACATTCGGCGACCCTTTCCTTCGGGGCGTGTATGTATCCGGTCGCGTTCTTTTTCCAGGTCGTAACATTATAAGCGAATAACGGAATCTTCCGGCTTTTCGCCCAGTCGGATATTGACCGGAAGACCGCCTGAAGACCGCTGATATTCCGCTGGCGGTTCATGGAATGCCAGGCGAACTTCGTTTCTTCGATTGCAACCTGGGCAATATTATACTGGGAAGCCAGGCCGTCAAGGGCCCCGATGATATGCGAAAACCGTTCCGAATAATCAAGCTTCCCGACCTTGATTACGCCCCAGGCGACCAGGCGTCCGGCGTCGAAGACCGACCAGCCGGTATCCGTGGACGAAGGGTCAATCGCTATGTATCGAATATTCATTATTCCAGTTTCCTTCCCCGCCATGACCGGCCGGTAATCATAGCCGTTCGGCCTTCCTTTATCCGGTCGGTTATGCGTTCCGTCAAAATATCGACCTTGTTCGCCGTCATTATCAGGGGGGCGTTTTCCCTGTAACGGTAATCGACCAGGGCGTCCAGTTGCGAATCCCGCCAGGTCGTCCGGTTTTGCGCGGATATGTCGTCCAAAATAAGAAGGTCGCAATCCTTGACTTGACGCCATACCTGGTGAGCGACCGACCCGACCTTCGCCGGTACGTCCATATTGTATTGAAGTTCGTTCAAAAGTTCTTCCGTTTGCCAGTATTGAACGGTCAATCCTTCTTCCAGGAATTCCCAGGCGACCGCGTATGCGATTGTGGTCTTCCCGACGCCAGGAACGCCGATGATAAGGAAAAGCGGCGGGATAATCTTCCCGTCCAGGAATTCCTTCGCAATCTTCAAAGCCGTGGCGTTTTCCGGCGCGGACGTAATAAGTTTCAACCGGCGGGTCTTCCTGGTATGAATGGGAACCCGCGAATTTCGGATATGTTCGTTTACGCGGGCGTCGAATTGATACTGGGCCAGCTTTTCTTTATTCATCGACCGCAATCCCCCTTTCCTTTGCGGCGGCGGCCAGGGAAGCTTCGTCCGGTAGGAACGTCGCCTGGCGTGGTCTTCCTGTTTGTTTACCTATATCTTCGTTGACCCATACCATCGAAACGTAATCGCCGCCCCTGGCCATGACCTTCTTTTTCCAGAAGTCCAGGATTTCGGCTTCGGTATAATTACGCTTCAGCATGGTATCAATCGCCTTCGCTTCTTTGCCATAGTTCGGTATCGGGTCTTTGTCGGTTTTATCAGGAAACCCCATGAACTTTTGAATTTCGGCGAATATAGGTCGGGAAGATAACTTCGCGCGCGGCTTCTTTGAAGAAGTCTCTGAAGAAGTCTCTGAAGAAGACTTATCAGGTATTGTTGACGTCATTTTGTTGTCATGGTTAGCTTCGACCGATGGTTCCAATTTGATACCTTCTTCGCTACATTCTGGCATTTCGACCGTGTCATTTTGTAGCGTTCGCGGTTCCTGTTTGACGTCTTCGTCGGGGAACATTTTATCGAACTTATCGAAATCTATCCGATACCATTTCGTTCGGTCGAAGGATTCTTTGTTCGGGCCGACTATACTGATAATCAAGCCCGTCTTTTCAAGCTTCCGAATGGCGCGGGCGACCGTTTCCTTCGACATAAAAGGGAATTGGACTTGCCATTTTTTATATGAATTATAAGTCCAGATATGGCCTTCGTGAATGTTCTTCGAAGCTTGAAGCCAGTAATTGAATTGTTGAAGAATCAGGGCTTCGTTTGTTCCCAGGGCGACCGCCAGCGACGGAAGAAGGAACAAAGGTTGTTCGTCAAGTAATAATCGTCTAGCCAATTAAGGCCCCTTTCCTGAAGTATGGGAAACGCCGCCGATATTTCGACCGGCGGCGGTATGTCCCATCAGAATGTTTTTACTTCTTCGCTTCGGTCTTCCCTTTGTCGTCGCCATTAAAGAATTCGCCCATTTCGATTGTGCGGATAATCTTAATTTGGGCGGGCCCTTCCTTTGTTGCTTTGACGGCTTCCAGGAACTTGAACGGTTGCGAAATGGCTTCGAATCCCTTGACCTGTTTCAAGCCGGAAAACAGCCCTTCAACGGCGGTCTTCCCGCGTCCCAGGACATGAACAATATTACCCGTTTCGTCGGGCATGTAATCAATGGCGACGCCGAACGGTTCGGGTTCCTTGTCGAAATGATTGAAGGTCGTATTAGTAAAGACAACCGGCGATGTCGGGGCCGCGGTTTTCTTTGCCGGTTCCTTCTTTTCCTGGGCGGCCGCGTCCGGCGTGGTCTTCGCGGTTCCGGCCGGAAGGGGAAGGACGCCCTGGATTACTTCGAACCTTTGTTCCTTCTGGTCGTACTTGAAGTCAAAGGACGCCTGGTCGGATACGAAGATTACATGAAGGCCGCCGTTCGGCTGGTTCATAAGGTTAATCAGGCGGAATAATTCGTATTGATTAACTATTGCCTGGAACTGGAAACCGCCGACCAGATGTCCCTTGTCGTCCATCGTCAAAGGAATCTTCAGGCCGGTTATGTTTTTAATCGGGACTTCCGTCCTGAAGGGCTTGACCAGTTCCGCCTTCGTTTCGGCTTTCATTTCGGGCTTATTCGGTTCGACCTTCCCGCCCTTGGTGTCTTCAGTGGCTGCCTGGTTTCCGGTCTTCCTGGTTCGCTTTTTGGTTTCGTTTTTGTCTTCCATTTTGTTTTAGATTACCTTCCTTTCGTTTTTTGATTTTATATAAAAAGGGGGCGGCCCCGTTGCCGGAACGCGCCCCTTTGTTATTTGTCGCGCCTCATGGTTTTTCCTGCATAATAAGCGCGGAAATGACTATTAACCAATGTTGCCGCGCCTTTTTCGCCGTAACCTTTTTCAATGGCTTCTTTTACGATATTGTCGACAACGTCTTCGAAAAGACGCCAGTTGACCGGCTTTTTACCTTCCGCGACCTTTCCCTTCGTATGCGTTTTCGTTGTCATAAAGCCCCCCTTTCATGTTAAGTACGGCGTCCGGCGGGATTTTTGTATCCCAATTTTACGGCCTTTGATTCGAACATTCTTCCGGCTGGCGCGTCGCCGCCCGTTCTTCTTCTTTTTCTTTGCCATTGTAAAGCCTGTATATCGCCCATGTCAAGCCCGATTATGGCTTATCGTGGCCCATGCTTTCCCAAAGTTCTTCCGCGGATTCTTCTTTTCCCGGCGGCTGAAACGTCCTGGATTTTCTTCCAGGCCCCTTCCAGGTCGCCGATTTCGGTCGGGGAACTTATCTGGAAACCTTTCAGGATTTCCGCCCGCATTACTGGCGGGTCAAGTTTCGACGCCCTGGTCAAAAGGTCGCCCGCGTTCTTAATCGGGTTCCCCTGGGGCTTTTCGGCGGGGGCGTCCCTTTTGTCGGGGAAGGCCGTCGGGGGCGCGTCCTGTTTAACCTGGGGCTTCCCAGGGGCGTTCCCTGAAGTTCCAGGGGTCGGTTTTACGACCGGCGGATTATTCGGGCGGCTTCCGCCCAGGTTCGGGTTATCCCTGAAGGTCTTCGCCAGCGGGTCGGTCTTCGGGGCCGCCAGGTAATTATCCAGGCCCTTTTCGACCGCCTTCCAGTATTTCGCCAGAATACGATTCCAGTCTTCGCCTTTTAATCCGATTTGGTCGAATTCTTCGACGCCCCCTATTCGCTTTACTAATAAAGCCCCGACCTGGGCGACCATCGTTTGACCTTCGATTGACACGCGCTTGAAAGCTTCCAGGGCCAGGTCGTCTTCCAGCGACCGGCGGTTCCCGCCGCCGAAGCCGCCCGCGCCCTTCTTTAATACGGGGTTGCCCTGGTCGTCATATACCTGGACGATTGTCCGGTCGGGCGGATAATTAGTTTCAGGCCGGTCTTTTTCTTTGATGTCGGCAAGAATAGCCTTCTTCCCGCGGATAAACTTCTTCAAGATGTCTTCGAAAACCGTAAACTTGATTTCCTTCCTGTAAAGGGAATCGGTTTCCGCCAGGGACAAGTTGACGGCTTGAATACGGTCAAGTTGCTTCGCCCCCTGGGAATATGATTCGTCCATTTTGATTTCGATTATTTCCAGTTTTTGCTTCGATAAGAACCTGGGCTTCGGTTGTTCGTTCATTTTACTTCCTTTCGTTCGATAATTACGTGATGTTTATTAGCCTTCGTCCCGTTCATAACCAGCACAAAGGCAACCTTCTACTTGGCACGTACCATTCGCCCCATGTTCGTCTTTTGTATGACCACAGATACATAGTTGAGTATACTCATCTTCCATCGCCGCAGACCTATCCTGTGATTCCTGTTCTCTCGTCCATCCCATATCCATAAACTTTCTCCTCTTTCCGGCACATGCCGAAGCTAGTTTGCTTCTATCAATTTTCTTAGTTTTTCCAATTTCAATGCCCTGTCATAACACCGCTTACATACAGGGAAATATATATCGGAAGTGGGGTCATACTTTCCCTCGTAAAATGGCAGGGCATATCCTGATTGAGGATTGAATATATTTACGTCCTGCTGAAAAGGCCCTTGGTGAATATAACAATTTACTTCCATTTTGTAACTCCCTGAACTATTTTAATCATTCCGCCGTAATCAATTTTGCATACTGGCGATATTGATTACATCGACCATTGACACACCGGACGGCGTCGCGTTCACTATTGAAAGCGGTTCTTTTTAACTTCTGGCCGCAAGCCGGACACGTTCCGAAATCTTCGTCCCGCTGAAACCGTTGAAGCTTCTTCCGCTTTGTTTCGTCTTCCGCGGCCTTCTGTTTAGCCGCTTCTGCCAGGCGTTCGTCCGCCTGGATTGCCGCTTCGACTTCCGCCGGTGTTTCCGGTTCCGGTTCGTCGCCGTCCTTGATTGATAAAATGGCTTCGGCGTATTCTTCAACGCCCGCGTGTTCCTGGGCCGGTTCCTGTTTATCCTGGACACCCTGGACGGATTTCCCCGCGGCTTCGTCTACCGACGGCAAAGAACCGACGTTGACCCATGTATCACAATTAACGACGCGGTCGGTTCCTTCCGCCAGGGTCGGCTTCCCGCCGCATTCCCCGAATTCATACGCGCAATCGTCGCAAAGGTTGACGTCCGGCGGCGGGGCCTGGGACGGTTCCGGCGGCTTTGCCGGTTGCGTTACCTTCCGAACGGTCGGGGACGGCGGCTTTTGTTGTTGGCTGGACTTACCTTTTCCTTTGTCCTTCTTCTTCGTCATATTCTGAATTCCCCCTTATTTCGTATTGATACGGACGGCGTCTTCCGTCCAGATTCTTATTCCAGGAATAGAAAGGGTTCCCGAAGAAGCCCGAACCATCTTCCCGACCTTCGCGGCGTCGACGATAAGATATACCCGCGGAACCAGGTTCGGGTCGACGACTTCCCATTTCGTGACCTTCTGGAATCCCTGGGTCGCTTGTTCGGTTCTGGTATGGGCCGGAACCGGCGGCGGGGCCTGGGGCGGCGTCAAGTCGACCGTAATTTCGCCCGTCCCGCTTAATGCCGCCTCGCGGGCGGCCAGGGCTTCTTTTTCGTTCTGGATTGCCGCGGCTTCGGCCGCTTTTCGCTTTTGTTCGTTGTTGAAGGATTCCATTTTCCGGCGGGTTAATTGGTCGGCAATTTCCAGGGGTTCCAGTATTTGTTTGAAGGCGGCGGTTATGGCGTCGGACTTTTCCTTCAGCGGGGCCAGGGCGCGCTTCTTCATTTCCAGAAGGGCCTTCGTCCCCTTCGCGATAATCCCCAGGTCTTCGACCGCGGGCTTCAGGTCTTCGTTCGAATGAATCAACCGGCGTTCGGCATATTCCAGAAGCTTCGTCGCTTCAACGAAAGCGTGGGCCATATCAGGATAAAGGCCGATTTCGGTTCCAGTGGTAACAATCGCCGCCGGAATATCCTTTTCAGTCGCTTCTTCAATTTCCGCGGGCGTGTCGCCAGGTTTTTCTTCAGGGATTTCGGACGCCATATCCGCGAAATATTTGTCGGTTGTTTCCTTGAACGAAGGGATTTCGGGGGCCGGTTGAACCATTATCGAACCGACCGGAATAGTTTTGACCTTGTCCGCAAAAGCGGCGATTTCGGCTTCGGGGACATTGACCGCGGTAACGACCGCTTCAATCGTCCGCCCTTCCTTGACGGGGACGCGGACACGGGTTCCCAGGGCCAGGGGTTCTTCCGCGAAGTATGTATATTCCCGACCGGCGGGGTTCCCGTCCGCGGCGGCGTATTGAACTTTGACCAGTTCTTTATTCATAGGGTTTATATTCCTTTCCGTCGGTTTCGCGTTTCCAATTAAAGAATTCAAAATCAGCTCTCTGTCTGGAACTATATCGACCTTTCGCTGGATTGCCGTCCTTATTTATCATTGTACCAGCCAATTGGAATTTGTTATTTCCACGTCCAGCTTTAATTTCTTCGATTATAGCGCGGCGTCCTGATGTATTGACCATCATGTCGCCGACCTTGAAGGGGCAGGCAAGGTGTGCCAATTCCATTCGTTCGCCTTTGACTATATTTTCAAGCGAATGGATATGGGCTTCGTGTTCGTCGATTGACCTTGTAAGTTCCTGAATCCTATCCGTCATTTACCGTCCCCTTCCTGGGCGGCTTTCAATATAGCGTCCGTCCTGAAGAAGTCTTCCATGATTGATTCGACTTCGCGTTTGATTTGATTACCAATGAAGGCGATTGTTCCGGCGGTCGGCCTGGACATATAACCGAAGTGAACGACGCCTTCTTTATCCATGAAAGCGTTTTCGGGAAGGTCAAGCCCTATTGACTGGACGGCTTTCAATCCGCGGCCAGCGAAATAATGCCCCTTGTGACCATAGAAAGGATGGAAGCTAATTACCCAGGGCTTCCCATGTTGATTATCGCGGTCATAGAGAACTTTCACGTTCATTCCCAGGTCTTCGATAACCTTCCCTTCGTCCTTCAGGAATTCGACCGTATCGCCGGTCACACGAAGGACGACTGCTTCGCGCTGGTCTTTTCCGACTAGGATTACATTCGAGTTCGTCGCGCCAGATAATGCCTTGACCGCTTCTTCGATATTGGCTTTCAGGACTTCGACCGCGGCGGCCAGTTCGTTTCGCTTCTTTTCGATTTTATTCATTTTACTTCCTTTCGATTCTATAAATTTATGCGGGCCCAGGTGCGGGGCCCGCGTCCGTCCGTTCGTTATTCAGTTGTCGATTCAGTATCACCCTTCGTGATTCGACTGTCTATCAAAGATAGCATAAAGTAAAGCCCCTGTCAAGTCCCCTACACTAAAACAGGCAAAAGAAAACCCGCCGGTTGTTGTTCCGGCGGGCGGGCGTGTTATCCGGTTTTAGGTAGTGTATCATTTTGAAATTAACAATCGTGTTTAGCTGTTGACAATGCTTGAGCGGTTTGGTATCTTGAAAGTATGGCAAAGAAAAAAGAACACGATTTCGCAGTCAATGCTTTTAGAGTAGTACAAGAAGCTACTAAAGAAAAAGACCAAATAGAAGAGAAACCTCCTCAAACTGAAAATAAGAAAAACCCTAACGCAGTCGCATTAGGGCATCTGGGTGGTCTTAAAGGCGGTAAGGCACGGGCGAGTAAACTAACTCCCGAAAAGCGCAAAGAAATAGCTAAGTTAGCAGCCTATGCTAGATGGAAAAAGAAATAGACTAGTCTAATCCCATTTTCCGCCATTGGATATCATCGGTAAAATCAAGAGGTATTTGGATAGGTTCTTCATAAGAATGAATTCTGTTCCAATGGTCAGCATCATAAGTAAGTTGTAATCCATCATCAACCATTTGCTCACGCCTTGCTATAAGAGATTTTTGCATAGGTTCACGTGGGGCTTCGTCAATGTTAATCCAGAACATAGCTTGCCCAACTTTATAAGCGTGGTTTACACGATAGGGATGTCCAGTGACTTTATCAGTCTCAACTTCTTCGCGAGCAGCTTGCGTAAAATCACTAGCTAGACGGTCTAGGGGGTCTGTAGGTATTGGGAGTGGCCACCCTTTCTTGACAGCATATTCAGCAATTTTACGCATGTCAACTTGTAACTCACCAGTTTCAGATTTGTAGAGCTTAATGATTTGCTGCATTTCCTTGTGTTTTGATGTAGTATATCTCATATCCACCTCCAATTTTATGAAGCTGTTGGAGCTACATTACCCCAACCGTCAACAATAGCACTTGTAGTTATTAAGTTTCTTACTTTTACTAAATATTTGTTAAATAGTTCGTATCTTCCAGTTCTATGATGCAATTGACCAACAACTAATCCAGGATGAATATTTAGTGAACGTGCAAAGCCAATCATATCACGTTCTGTGAATATTGGTGATTTCCGCTCCATAAATTTGTCCATTGATTTTGATGGAACGCAAAATTCTGACGCTGCTAAATTTGCCATCTTTTCTTCTTTTGAAGTAGCATCATCAAGAGTTTCTACTAACTCGGTATCAAGCATTATTGCAGCCTGACCATGCCGCCTTAATACATGTTCTATTTCATGGCGAAGTACAAACCAAAAATTATCTATCCTGTCATGCCTCAAAGACATTGCAATTACGGGACGTTCATCATCAAGCCAAAGACATACTCCATCAATGTTAGCAGTTGGCAAAGATTCTACTAATACAAACCTTATACCACTTTCGGTTAAAATACGTGGCACTTTACGAATTTCTTGAGGCGAAAGTAAAAGTGATTGTAAGTTAGAAATCGCGTTTTTCACTGATGTCAAAGAATATTTTGGTGTAATTAGGTCGCTCGTAATTTGTTTTACTCGGTATAACCAAGCTAATTGTGTTGGTGTAACATCTCCAACTACAGCAGTTTTTTTAGCAGCGTGAGGGAGTATTTCAATTTCATTAATGTTCTTTACTCCAAAAAATTTCGTTAGTCCTGATTCAACAGTGGAAACATCACGGATATCGTTTGTTTTTATCCATCCACGCTTTACCATTTCTGTGACAGGCAATCCCCCAAATAGATGCGCACGTAAATTTCTCTCTGGGTCTGGTATTTGCGTTAATCGAGCTTTACCTAAATCGTATGATTTTTGTAATTCTAGAAATTTTTCCGCTGGTACATCAAATAAGTCTTGAAAAATCAATGCTAGTTCTGCTGTAACAGGGCGTTTATCAGCTATAAGACGATTTATTCCTGTTTCATCCATCCCAAGTACTACAGCCAACAATCTCTGATTCCAGTTTTTAGATTTAGTGAGGGCATCAAGCAGTTGACCGGGCGTACGAAATTCGTTAATATTCATCATAAACACATTATATTATAGTTTGCGCAATAAAGCAAACTGAACATGAAATTTACTGTCATTATACTTGACAATGCTTGAGCGGTATGCTATAATTTAGTCAATTAGAGTTAAGGATGAAGCCATGAATAAATTGAATTTAGAAAAACAAGCACAAATTATAAGCGTTCTCTGTGAGGGTAATTCAATCCGCAGTACTGCCAGAATAACTGAAACCGCAGTTAATACAGTAATAAAGCTGTTAAGAGAAGTTGGTAAGGCCTGCCTTGATTGCCAGAATACCATTATGATTAATCTCCCCTGCAAAAAACTACAATTCGATGAAATTTGGAGCTTTGTCTACTCTAAGGCTAAGAATGTACCTGATGAACATGAGGGTGAATTTGGTTATGGTGATGTTTGGACATTCACAGCGATAGATGCGGATACAAAACTAGTCCCCTCATGGTTAGTTGGAATGAGAAATGCTGATTGCGCTCTTGATTTTATAAATGACTTAAAAGCTAGGTTAGCTAACAGAATTCAACTGTCAACAGACGGTCACAAGATGTACTTAAACGCAGTAGAAAAGGTCTACGGCTCTGAAATAGATTATGCCCAACTAGTTAAACTATACGGCCAGGATTTGGAAACTGAGAAGCGTTACAGTCCTGCTAAATGCACTGGTGCTGAAAAACACATTATTCAAGGCAACCCTGATATGAAAGATGTATCGACAAGCTACGTTGAACGCCAGAACCTTTCAATGAGAATGGGAATGAGAAGATTCACCAGATTAACCAATGCCTTTTCTAAGAAACTTGAGAACCACGTGCTAGCCATCTCTCTCTATTTCATGCATTACAACTTTGTAAGGCCTCACAAGACCTTAGCTAATCCTTATCCTAGAACACCTGCTATGGCAGCCGGATTAACTAATCATGTTTGGTCTATTGAAGAAATTTTAAGATTATTAAAATGAAACTGATACACTACCCGGTTTTACGGTTTTTCATTAAATAGTTAAGAATCCAATTCAGGAAGACAAGTCCCATTAACCAGAAGAACCACATGAACCCGATTTCCGCCCAGTTGTCGGCGACGTTCGGCGCGCCTATCCAGGTATTGTTTATGATGATATACCGCGTCAATTCAGCCTGGGGATATATGGTCGCCAGGGCGACGGTTAATATGATTAAGAACTTCAATATCCTATTATTCAACATTTCGGTTCCCCCTTTCTTCCATTGAATAACCTATCATAATGTAAAGCCCCTGTCAAGTCCTATATTAAAAATCTGACGCGGCCGGTCGGATTATACCGGCGGGGACGGTCGTCGGTCATGCCGTCGATTACATGGCCGCTGGCGGGTATAAAAAGGGCCCCCCAGGGAAGCCCGTCCCCCAGGGGGCCGACCGAAAGGAAGTCCAGGGTCGAAAGCCCTGTCCCCTGTTAAGGGGCTTATTTGACTGGCCACCAGCCCAGGAATCCGCCCAGGTTATAAATTGCTAAAGCGATTACGAAGGCGACGCCGGTCAATAACCCGACCAGGCGGCCCTTCGGGACGTCCTTCAGGGGATTTCCTTTTTCAATCGTTCCATAAGTACCGGCCCCCATATTCCCGCTTTCCCCGTGAAAAGCCTTACAGCGGGCCGTTATCCAGGAAATGTTCTTCGCGTTATCCCGAACATCGACCGCCATTTTTTTGATTTCCGCGACTTCCCCGACCAGGCCGTTATCCTTCGTGTTCGGGGTTCCCAGGATGGTCGTTTCAAGTGATATAATACGGCCGTGTATATCCCAAATGGCTTCTTCGGTTGTCCGCGGCTTATTATCCGGCATGATTCCCCCTTTACATCACGACTAAATATACGGCGTTTCCTTGCCAGGTTTCCAGGACTTCTTCGATATTGTCGTTTTGCGGTTCGATAAAAATAACCCGTTCGTCTTCAGTAACGAAGACATTCAAGGCGTGAACATTCGTCCAGATAATCCCGAAGGCTAAATCCGACCAGCCAGGAATGCAAAATTGGCCCATAAGCCGGTAAGAAAAGTCGTCACAATCGAACGCTTCCGCTTCATATTTGTTCTTTTCAGTCGGGTCGTAATCCAGGAAGGTCTTCATATCAGCTTCGGAACATAGCCGGTAATCGCCGTCGGATAGATAGATATTACAGCCAGGGAACTTCGCTTGAAGGATTTCGCGAAGCCTGGCGTTTTCGATATGTTTCGTCGAAGTCGATACCGGAACCGTTGAAGCCTTTTTCCCGAAACACATAATGAAGTCTCCCTTCTAAGCTAACCTTGTAATCAAGCGCGGCGGATGTGTCGAAAGCGCGCTTCCGATTTCCGCCCATTCTTCGGACGCGGCCCCTGGGTCGTCGGCGTTAATGTCGCGGGTCGACCGTAACCCGAATCTGGTCGTTCCTTCCTTGACGATTGCGGCGATTCCTAAAGCGGATAATGGAATGACAAGCCAGCCGGATTTTGTAACCGACGCTTTTCCGAAGTCCAGCGAACAATCGCCCAGTAACCCGTAATCAGCCTGTTCGATGGGCGAAGTCACAATATCGCGGCTTGTAATCTGAAGCGACCAGGCGTTATCAACGGAAAATGAGTTCAAATAAAAAAGGACAAAGGCTTCGCTTATCGTATCTTCGGTCGCGATTTCAGAAGTATCGAATTCGATATAACCGCGTTCTATCCTGGCGGAAGTAAATATCGCGCCCGCGTATACCGTCCATTGGCCGATTTCCATTTCGTCGGGGTCGTCATTGACCGCGGCTTGACTGGCGGAAGCGGCGTCATGGCAATCGTCATAACTGGTTTCGTCGATATTGATTAAGTACCCGTCATGGTCCGGAATGAATATCCGGTATTGGTTCACTTCCCATAATTGCCAGGCCGTCAATAATCCGCCTTCGACGTCCCAGTCTTCGATAATACCTTCGATATGATAATCGTGGTCGATACCGGCCGGATTCGTTACCGAATCAAGCTGAAGCGTTATCCTGGTCTTCAGGTCGAAGCCGGTCGCTTTCGGATAAAGGTCGGTTTCAGAAGCTTCAGGTTTTATTGTGATTTTATGCGGCCGAAGTATCGAATCCTTATATCGCTGGACTTTAACGAAGCATTGATTAAAAGCGTCATATTCAGCCGCGATTCGCGAATCCGCCTTCGGAAGTACCCGCTGGCCTTGTTCGTCCTGAAGTGTCGTTTCCGCGTAACTTTGCTTCGTGATACCGTCGCCGGTAATCGTCGCCTGGTTATAAATGAATTTATCTTCGTCGGCTATTTGCGGGACGGAATACTTCGAATCGTTTCCGTCGTCCTTCAAAGTAGCCTGGGAAGTATTATATGGATTTGCCAGCATAGCCAGGGAATCAAGGAACGTCATAATACCGTCGTCCGCCTGGAAGATAACGCCGTCTTCAGCGTCGGCCGTCGCCTGAATTTCTTCCAGGGAACAAAGTCCATCGTCCCCGATGGTTAATTCAATAACGTCGACCTGGCCCGCGTCTATTGCCATTAACGCCGCCGGAAGGCCCCATTCCAGAAGAATATCGGTTATTCGGGTTCCGCTTTTGACCTGGGGAAACTTTTTCGCCTTCGCATTGTCGGCCATGTGATAAGTGTTCGCCAGGTTATTGACCAGTACAACCGAATTATATTCGGGAAGAATCATTTCAATCGTATTTATTTCGGCGTTAATATCATCATATATCTTTAACGACTGGCCGATAACGAGATTTTCGACACTATCCAGGTATATGACGTCGTTCCCCGCGGTCGCGTCCGCCTGAAGGGTCGGGTTCGCGTCGTATATCCTGGCCCTGGTTAAAGCCTTAAAGAAGTCGACGCATGGAACTTCAATATATCCGCCGACCGCCGCGTCCTTGTCCTGCCAGTCATGGGCGACGTCTTCAATAACGCCATAGAAGCGCGGTTGCGCGCTTCCGGCGTAGAAAAATTCAAGTTTGACCAGCGTCAACGGCTTAAAATAAGGATAAAGCGAACTTGAATCGTTCCCGCGCCAGAACCGGCCGTCGGTATTATCAAGGGTCAAAACAAGTTCGCCCGCTTCTATCCGGTCAAGTTCATGCATACGGCCGCGCCTGAAATGATAATGTTTCAAAAACGCCGAAATATCCGTCCAGGACGGGGCCGCGGTTTTGATTGATTGATTCAAAGCGATATTCAAGGTCGGAAGTTTAGTGAAATTGAATTCCGAAAATATAATAGCTTCATTGGCTATTATATAAACGCCGGAAAATTCCCCGTCTTCCGAAAATCCGAAGCCGTCGGTATCATCTATAAACGTAATAACGACAATAGATTCTTCTTCTGAAAAGGACGCGCTTTCCGTATCGTTTTTTGAAGCGACCGGCCCGACCAGATATTCAGCTTCGGAAAATATGCCGCTTTCGGTATCTGAAGGCATTTCGACCCCTTTAAGTTAAAGTCACGGTAACGGTAAACGTCCAGGTTCCGGCCGTTTTAGTCCCCAGGCTGGAAACTTTACGGTTCAAAACTCCAGTATCCTTCAGATATTCGACACAGATACACCATTCATTCCAGGCGAAGTTCGCTTCGCCCGCCCCGAAGCTGGCTTGTAATTGCCAGCTATAACTTGATTGTTTCGGATAGGTTGCTTCCATGTGGGCCCAGGCAAGATTGACCGCCGCTTGTAGCTTTGTTTGAGTAGCAACAACCGCCGCCGAACTATCCCCGACCCCTATCATGGCGTGGTCATTATCGTAATATTGATAGTCGGTTATATCGACAAGTAATCCTTGAAGCCCATACCATATCATTTCCTTTCCGGTATTTAATAGAAGATTGCCTTCACCTTCGATAACTTCGAACGGCTTGAACAATTTATGAAATTCTTCTTCCTTCCCGCGGAAGGGCGTAATATCTTCCTTGAACTTTTGAACCGACCATTTGACTTTCCATTTTACTAAATTATTCGTATCCATAATGCCCCCTTCTTAATAATGAATCCCGCTTGAACCGGAATTCCTATCCTGATTTTTTATGATTTCCCGCCGTGTCATTTCGGCGATTTGATTTTCGGTTACGACCGACCCCTGGACGTAATTATTAACGACCACGCCGGATGGTGTCGTCTTTGTTGCGTTCGAAATACCGTATCCGGCCCCGATACCAGCCGCCAGGCCGACGCCCAGTGTTACCCAACCGGCGGGCCCTGAAAGGGCTTTGACGATTGCTTGCATTATGGCGACCTTCTGAAGCGACGCCGCCAGGCTGGAAAGGTACGGCAACAAATGAATGATTGACGAAACGGTCAAGGAAACGGTTCCGGCAATCTGAAGGAAGTTACCGACCATCTTCGCCGCGGGGGAATCTATTTTTCCGATAAGATTTCCCATACTCGACATAGCCGCGCCCAGGGCGATTGTTTCATATCTGAAGCGACTGGCCGGAAGACGCGCGCTTTCGGTTGTATCACCATAGTTTTTGATTTCCGTCGCCGCGCCTTTAACACTCGAGCCGACAGCCGTCGTATTAGTGGCGGCCTGGGCGGTCATTTCTCCAAACTGTTTCAGTCCGGTCGATACTTCGTCCTTCCATTTCGCAACGACGACGACCGCGGCTTCATTCGCCATTATCGGCCCCCTTTCCCTTTTCTAGCCGGTTCCAGTAGCCCCATGCTGTAAAAAGAAGGGCTTTCCGGCCCCTGGCGGTATATTTCCCCGTCCTGGGGATTGTTGTTGATTATGGTTCGTTTTACGGTTGCCATGTCCCGCCTTCTTCAGCGACCCGTTTTACGCCCTTATAAATCATAATTCCTTCAACCGTTCTTTGCGGAAGCCGGTCAAGGACTTCGGGCGATAATCCTGTTTCGCATATCAACATCGGTTCTTCCAGTTCTGGCGGCAAGCGGTAACGGTTCGGTATCTTTAGGGCCTTGAAAAGCCCTTCCCCTAGTTCCCGCCGCCGCTTTCTGGTAAAGGGCCTTGATTCCCGAATACCATGTTGACGGCTTCGATAATCTTCCCGTAAACGGCTTCGTCCAGTCCGTCGATTGTGGCCTGGTTAATGGGCCCCAGTGACCAGGACTTGACTTGTCCCAGGATGATTATATCGTTCACGGCGTCAAAGTCGAACGTATCGACCGGAAGTTCGACCGTGTATCCGCCTTCGACTTTTGCGTGGCCTTCAGCGTTGACGACGACCTTTGGGGTTCCCTGGCCATCCTGGGCCTTCGCGAACGGCCGGACATAAGCGTTAATCGCCCGTTGCGTACCATGTCGAAGGTCGACGTAAAATTCGAAGAACGGCCGCTTCCTTAAAATATTCCAGGTCGGGCCGTCGTCCAGATAGATTCGCTTCGTTGCTTCGATATTCATTTTCATTCCTTTCGGTATATACTAAAGTTCTATTAAACGCGCGACCGGCTATTCGCCCTCAAGGTGAAAGTCGCCCCGACCAGGCTTCCGACCGCGGTCTTCGGCTGATAATTTTCAATCAAGCTGGTTCCGGTGTATTTTTTGCCGGACGCCCCCCGCGGCCAGTATTCCCAGGTTCGCGCGGTCACATCATCCAGAAGCGGCCCCAGGACGGTATCGGTTCCGACCAGGGCGTCTTCGGAATATAGAAGTTCGACGTCGATACTTGTTTGGCCGATACCCTTGAAGGTTTGTTCATGTGTTTGGCCCAGGGTCGTTTTATCGTGCATTTTATTACCGAAATGCGGCGTTATATTGACGACATACGCGCTTAAATCACGTAATTCGCCGCCGGTGTCCGTAATCTTCAGGACTGATAATTCGCTATCGTAAAAATCCATGATTCCCCCTTTAGTCGCCGGATACAAAGGCGACGATTTTATTTCCCAATTTATCGGCTATATCCTGGACGCCAGGCATTAACCGTTGTATGACTGGCAAGTGATAAGGATTCGGGGCGGCGGGCCCGACGGACTTCCTGAAGAATTCTTCGCCCCCGATAAAGAAGTGAAGGGCTTTCGCCTTCTTTGCGAAGACCGGCCCGCGTCCGTTCCGAACAATCCAGCCGTAAAAAACGCCCAGGACGGACTTCGCCGCCTGGCGTATTTCCAGCCGTTGATTTTCAGGGCCGCCCAGGATTTGAAAGACGGTCGACCTGGCAAGCTTACCCTTACGCCGCGGGGTCGCTTCCGCCAGGGGGCCGGTTCCGGCCGCCGGTACGAATAACCGGCCGACGTCCCGAAGGGCTTCGTTGAACATAATGAAAAGTTCGGTATCGGAAATTTTACTTATCCGGCCCGAAAGTTCATTCAAGCCGTGAACTTCGATTTCGATTCGTTCCATTATTCCAGCCTTCCAGGATTGACGATTTCCAGGATATTCAGGACATGGCGTTTCCCGCGGTAGACGCCTTTTCGTTCGGTCATATAATCCGCCGCGCGGCCAGTGACCAGGTCGGCCCGCTGGACGCCGGACGTACCATTCAGGCGGGGATAATTCCCCAGTATGTCAATAACCTTTTGAGTTTCGACCGCGATTCGTTCGTCCAGTTCGGCCAGTTCCCCGCGCCAGGGAACCAGGACGTCGACGTTATATACCCAGTTGACCCGTTCGGCTTTTATGGTTATTTGTTCCTTTGAATGCGAATTATAAGATATGACGACGATTCGCGCCAGGCCTTTTCCTATCGGCCGCCGGTCGTAAAGCTTGCAATTATCGAAATTGAAGTCTTCGTGCTTCTTTATCGTTTCCAGGATTCCATTTTCGACCGTTGTTTGAGACATAGTTCCCCTTAATCGTCGTCGTCTTCGTCCGAAGAATTGACGTTCGTCGTATTGCCTGGATATTGACCCATGCCGCGGGTAAATATCGGCTTCTTTTCGTTGCCGTCGGCGTCCTGGGCGGAACCGGCGTATATGTTCGCCAGGCGGTCTTCCCGCATACCAGCCCGAATCCGATGTTCCCGTATCGTCTTCAGCGCGGACTTGAACTTTATCGAATATACCGTCGCCCTGGTTTCGCCGATTTGTTCGACTTCTTCGTCGGGATTATAACCGTTCGCCGGAACCGACGCCAGTATAACCGCGGCGGCCCCGTGTGCGTTCGCGGCTTTCAGGAAAGCGAAGGCGGTCGGGTAATCGGTCGAAGATACCGGAACCGTATATCCGGCAACGTCCAGGGCGTTATTCAATTCCGCGGCCGCGTCGTCCAGTTCGCTTTCGACCTGGGCCAGCGTCGGAACTGTATCGACATTGAATTCACGTTCCGGCACTATATCGCCGATAAGTTTTTCGATGTCTTCATGTTCGGCGTATGTATTCGCTGATATTACCATGACAAGCCCCCTTATCCGCTTTCGGTTACGATTACTTTGAATCCTTTGAAGGATTCGACCGCGATTCCGGCTTTTGATAATTCAATTTCGCCTTCATATTCGCCCGCCGTAGCCAGGTCGCCGTCCAGGATATAATAACGGACGATTCCAGCCGCGGCGTCGACGATAACGCAATCCCCTTCAACGATTAAAACGCCAGGCGTTCCGGCTTCCCATACCTTGAATTTCACAGTATATCCGGTCGGATTATATACGTTCTTCGCGGCGTCGGTTAATGTGAAATCAATCGCGTAACCGAAATCGCCCTGGGGTATCGTTATATCCTTCATAATGTGTCCGTCCTTAAAGTAATATTCCGGCGGTTCAATTCAAGTTCCAGATTCCGGCGATTCAGTTGTAAGGTCATATAGAGTAAACGAAGTATGACTATTCCAGAAGAATCAGCCAGTTTTAGACCTTCGACCCTGGCGATAATCGCTTCCATTTCAGCGATAACGGTATCGGCCAGCGTGATTCCGTCCGTTACTGATAACGGGGCGACCATCGTTTGAGATTCCGCCGACCCTATTTCCAGTCCGTCGGTTCTGGACAAAGCGGCCAGGAATCCGACCAGGGCCGCGTCGCTTA